GGCGCTGGCAAAGACTGGAATCACGTCCTGAGATCGCCAATGGTTGTACTGGCTCTGGTAACTAGCGTGTTGCGCTGAGATCCAATCGGGCAGCGCCGCGATCTCTTGCTTTTCTGTCGTGACTTGTTCGACCTGATCTGACCGCGTTTCTGACCGGGTTTCAGGTGGCTTGACACTGGCATTGGTGGCGGCTTTAGGCGGCTTCACCACCCCTGCATCAGGATTGCCCATAACAGGGGCAGTAACCGGCTTGGGCGTCCCTGTGGCGTCATGGCCTAATAGCTCGTTACTCGCCTCATTCTGGTCCGCCCAACCCCGATCCACAATTTCGCCCCACGTCACAGCGTTTAGGTTAAAGGTTTGAGCGTCCAGGAATTCATCACTGGTCTTGTGTTCGTTGAACTCGATTACGGCGTAGCTATTGCGCCCAATGACCCGCAAATACAGATTCAAGGCCCAGATCGCCAGTGTCTTAGCAAGCCGCTGGTAAGACTTTAGATTCTCTACATAGACTTGCCATTGCACAGTAGCGTGTGTACTGGTGCTGCCCTCATTACGCCCCAATAGCAGGGGTAATTGCTTGGTGGCACTCACCAATTGCATATCAATGGCGGCAAAAATCTTGTCAATAGGGATCATGGTCCCGGCTGGCCCAACAAACTGAACCTCTACGGCGTCCTGATGAATGAAGGCGTCATCGGGTTGCAGGTTATTGATCGTGTCTTCCAAATCAGCCATATAGCCGTCAATAAAGGCTTGCTTTTCGGCTTCCTGTCCTGGCTGATCAAGTTGTGGATATAGTTGCTTAATGGTTTCTGCAAGCGTTTCTGCAACCAATTTCACATCAAGCCGCGCCGTGTTGGTCATATGCACGATGGCTTGCAGGTCTTGCCAGAACTGTTGCAAGAAAAACACGGTATCCAGCGCAGGCAGTAACGGCGACCTGCCAGCGGGATAGTTGGTCGACGGGTCTTTCGCCACATACCGAAAGCGTACCCCGTCCAATGGCACGAAAGGCCCTTGGATCAGGATACCCGGCACAAGCCGGTTAGTTTCAGGTTCTACCCAAAAATCAATTAAGCCCGGATCAACCGGGTACACATCCACAATATCGTCAAGCGATTCGGTTAACTCGACTTCACAAGCCGCCGCCCCAAACGTAAACAGATTAAGCAGGGTCATAGCGATCATGAAATCAAGACCGGGAAAATCGCTATCCCGCCCTGCAAACGCTACAAAGTCACTCGCCCCGCTGTATTCGCTAAATATTCGAGTGCCAAACTGTTGCACCAGGCGCAAGCCCTCTACATCCTCTTGCGGTTCAGCATTGGGATCGTTGGCTTGCCGTGCTGTATACACATGCAACTTGTACCCTGGATTGCCAAGCGTAATGATGTTCTCTACGGCTTTGCTGACATCCGGGTTAAAGTCTCGGATGTCACTCAGCATGGCAAACAGCGAGCGTGACCGACTGCTTGACCGCTTGCCCATAGCGTTCAAACGCAATTGCAAGGCTTGGGTAGGAGCCGCCTGGAAGGTAGGACGGGCAGCACTCAGAGAGATCGTCTGATCCCCTGATTTAACGGTTTTTGTTTTGCCTAGATCACGCGGAGTGCCAAATACCACGCTGTGTTATCCTACAATCCCTGTGCAAACCTTAGACAACCTAATAATACCATATCTTAGCTAAGACTGCAAATCGAGGTTAGGTCGGACTAATCCCCGTCTTGCCAATCGTATCCTTCATCCTCGTCTGGCTCGTCTTCATCCTCGTCAAGTTCATCCTCAGAAGGCGGTCTGATCTCGATTTCGTCTACCGTCTCGAAGACATCAAAGCATAGGATCGGCTTGCCGTCATCGTCTGTTAAAGTGAACGTTTTCATGCCCCACCCCTTACCTCTACCAATAAAACATTAGATCCGATAATAGGCATTATCTGCCAATTACCCCGTCATAGCGCCGAATATTGACTGTTAATATTCGTTTCTACCTTTCATTCCAGACCGGCTAACCTTCAACCCCGATGGATTGGTATTTGGTCGGTCTTGCCGCTTGACGACGGCTACAGGACTGGCAAAGACCGGCGTTTTGACCTGAGCACACAGCTTGTTGAACGAGCCGCTTGTGGCGTCACCCTGATCCCGGTATTGACCATTGGTAATTGAGATCATCTCGTCAATATAGGCGGCATTCCATAAGCCTTTCACCAGCTTCACATTACCTGCCTCACATTGCGCCGCAAATGGCTCTAATCGGGTATCCTTGTCGCCTGTAGGTCTATCAGCCTCAATAGGATAGCCTGCAAGCATTCTGACCGTGTTCTGAGCCGATTCCAATCCACCGCTACCAGGCTCTTGCTCTCCAGATTTTGACCGAATTGTTGTGCTTGCTGGCGTCGAGTTGCGCCGTCTGTAAAATCAATTCCTCACGACGATAGGCGGTTAACCTTGCCCTTACTACGTCCTCAACATAGAACAGACCGTGCTTATCTCTTGCAATCAACACACCTGCTGTATAGCAAGCGCCGTCAGACTCCGACCCTGCCTTATCCCAATACCGCACACGAGCCGCCATAGCTGGTGCAACGTCCACAATACCAAAGAACTCACGCTTGAATCGGTTGCCCTCCGCTGCCCTTGGGACGCCTTGATACTCCGCTGCCCATGCAACAGAGCCGACCTCGCGTTTCTTTTTCAATAGTGTTTTCAGGTCGAAGATTTGCGGGGCAAGCACTTCACCAGGTTCACGGCCCAAGGGATCGGCTTGCCCTACCTGGTCAAGCAAGCCTGCAAATTGGTTATTGGCGTCACGTTCGGCTTGTGTCTCTGCCAATGCAGGCAGGCGCAACACACGCCAATCACCGTACCCCTGATCCTCACGTAACAGGTATCCTGCTGCATCGTCCTCATTCCAGCGAGTCATAATCAGCACAATAACCCCGCCTTGCCGCAAACGAGTAACCATCGTACCGCGTATAAATTCCTGCACACGACGGCGCATGACTGGTGATTGTGTTTCAGCCCAATCCTTATGGGGGTCATCGATAATCAGGCAACCAAACCCCTTACCTGTGATTGCACCGTCAATCCCTGTGGCATTCAATAACCCTGCATGACCTTGCAAGCCCCACATTTCCGCCGCGCCCGAATCCTTGGCTATCTGGACATTCGGGAATAGCTCGTGAAACTCATCTGACCGCACAATAGCACGTACCTGCTTGCTTTTGTCGAGTGCTAGACTTGCCCCATAGCTGATTATCGCCACTGGCAGATCAGGATTACGACCTAACCACCAGGCGGCAAAGCGCACACTGGTTAACTCGCTTTTACCATGCTGAGGCGGGGCAAACATCATAAGCCGATCTGCCTGTCCTGGTGCGCGGCTTTCCAGGTCGGTTAAAGCGCCTGCAATCAGCCTATGCACAGGATCGACCTTGTACGCTGGATTGGTGTACGTGGTAAAATGCAGCAAATCACGCCGCGCAAGCTCTTGCTCGACTTGCCGTCGTAATTCCTGTTTTGATATTTTATCGGTGTATGGAGTATCCACTGTACCAACCTATTAATAAGAAAGTGAGATTAGTCCTGATAACTCTCCTTATCGGACAAATAAAACCTTAGATAAGCTAATGTTATACATTACAATACCTTTAAAACCTTAGTGCGCCTAGCGCCAGAAAGCATAAGAAATCAGCACGGCGAGCAGTACCGCAAGGATAGCGATCACAGGATCACCAGCTGCCAAAATGATCAGTGCGATCACCCCATAAAGGGCCAAAACGAATAGTACGAAAATCGATAGAAGCTGGTCGATCATGCTCGAAGTTCCTTAGATTAGCTAAGAGTCCTCACCCAATTGAAATAAGCCTCAACGCGATTTATCACTTTCCGCCCCTTCTTATCCCCAAATTGGCGCAAAGCCCAATAATACGGGTCTTGGCTATGCTTGACATTGTTGCAACCTTCTGTATCGCCTTCTCGTGAGTGGCATAAAGGGATCATATTCTCTGCCACTGTTCCGGGATTATCCTCGCGATTGCTCACTAAAGGAATCCAATGGTCGAAAGCCAGAATATGGAACAATCCTGCAGGTCTACCACAAGCCGCACACCTGTCACCAAAATACGCTAAAGCACGTAATGCCTGATCCTCTGTGAAGGTGCAAGGCAGTTGAGACAAGCGCAAAGAGCGTAATTGCGCGCTGGACAACACACTACCGGGAGACTTGAAAGGGCTTTTAGCTATACGCTTGGCAGGCACCAATAACGAGCGAGGTAATCGGAATCGTTTAACACAAGATAACTTAAATTCCCTTGTCTTTTGGTAATCCAAGAGCCAATCATACAAACCAACTTCACCAGACAAAATAGAATCGAGAGCACTATCACAAGGCGTGGTAGAATAGATAACAGACATGGCGCTTACCTCGCTATGGCTAGATCGCTCAGTAGTGTTGGCACACTCTGGGCGATTGCTTTCTCTGATAATACCAGTATACACCCGATTTACCCCACAACCAAGCCAAGAACAGGCATTTACAAATTACTTCCGGTAATTACCATTATCGGGCAATTATCCGGATTTACGGCCTAAAATCGCGTTTCAGTCACAGCCAAATTAACATCTCGCACCCTAACTCAAAAGCACTCCCTCTTATAACTGAGGGACCCTTGGATCATTTAGGATTAGTTAATTTAGCTCGTTTGTCCTATGGGTGTTACCCGGTCTTTCGTCTTGTCTATATACTATATTACAAGACGAAAGACCGGGTAACACCCTTTAGTGACGCTATTACATGCCGACACTGTGACGCTAAATGGCAGACAAGGCATGTAAGGGGTTATTTTGTCTGTCATCTGCCGTCACTCCAAAATCTTCATTCATTGGTCGGATTTTGCCCGAAAACCGGAATCAGTCGTGCAATTTCTTAACCAGATCGTCTAATTGCAGGCTCGTTAGCCCTGAAAGGTCAAGCACCACTGTGGAAGTCGTCTCGATTGGCTGATCATCGGGGCCGCTGATCTGAGTGCGAATGATCGGCTTGCCTAGCAGGTAATTCGATAGCCATTCACGCGCTCGCCAGCTGCCGATCTTTGCATCCTTCACGGCACGTTTTGTAATGGCGTCCCAATCGGCTTGTGTGCAGCCGTCCAGCATGGTTTTCAAATATGCGGCTTCTGATTCGCGCGGAGGCCGACCAGGGCCACCAGGATTACCTTTCTCAAACTTTGCCATGCCCACTCCCCTGCAATTTTCGGTTAAACGGTAAAAGCGCGGGTCACGCGCTGTTCGCTTTGCTTCACTCACGCACAGGAGAAGTTATATCCTCGGAGTGAAAGGCAAAAGCCCGGTTCACTTACGCGCTGAATCACGCAAAGCGAACAATTCGTGACCCTTCAAGCATTACGAATAAGGCGGTTTCTCTCGGAATTCTGTGTTTTTCTGGACATCAGATTTTTCTTTGTCCAACTGGCGTTCGAAACGTTCAAGCATATCCAGAATCCGCGCCTGCAAGGTTTCGATTTTGCCGATGGCCTCAGAGAGTTTGGTGAGAATGCCTGTTTGCTCGTCTCGTGCCTTGCTTTCCAGGTTCATTCTGTCCTGGTTGCTTTTCTGCCATACTTCAGTAATGAAGGGCCAGGCTTTGGTTTGCCAAAACCACAAGCCATACAGCACAAGAAACGTACCCAGACCATAATCCTTTAACCACGTTGTCAGCTGCACACCTGCATCCATACACAAAGCCCCACTAGAAATAAAATTAGCCTAACTGAAATCCCCAATTAGGCTAAGTATATCATGGATTGGCTAAGGCTACAAATCAAAAGTTAGCTACGCTTTCCTCCCTTTAATGTTTTGGCCTGAGCTTGTGCGAATCGCTTGGTTTCATCGTCAAGGACATCCGAGATTGCTTTTGCCTGATCTACAGTGATTGTACCCCGTCCTGCCAGGTGCAAGATTTGATCACTGATCCTTTCGAGGGCAGCCATAATCGGTGACAGGTCGGGCGCTTGTGGCTGTGCTTGCACCAATGCAGGCGTTTGTTCTGCTAATGTGCCTTCAGTCAGCATTCCGTCCTTTTCCCCAAGGGCGATCAAGGCCTGAGTGAGAATCGCCTGGTCCGACATTTGCTTACAAGGTCGAAACGGATCAGGCCGTACGGAAAATTCCTGATAAACCGTCAAGGCGAGTCTACCGATTTCGGTATGCTCAGTAAAACGAATGGTGGCGGTAGGCTTGCTGTTTAATCCTTTGGGGTTGTAGTTGCCCTGTGTATTACTCGTCATAGCTAATCACCCCGCCTTTCTCAAGCATGGTTAAGTGCTTTGCCCCGCCCCGAACGTTAGCCAGGTGCGCGAATGGGGCGTCTTCTGCCACCATTACTGAATCCGGATCAAATCCTAGAATGGCTAAGACATCTTCGAAAATATCCACATACCCACCTCCCGTCAAGACGATAAAATCATCATTGGCCCCGGAATGCGCGTGTCTTCTGAAACCATCCTTAAACCGATTGAGGAATTTGTTTAGCTCTTGCTGGCGCAGTTCTGCACAATCGTAATCATGCCCCTTGAGTCTCAAGTGTCCTGTGGTGAGGACATCTCGCAGCCGGGCAGGACTCAGGCCATTAGCGCCAATGAGGGAATCAGAATACGAGCGTTCAAGCTCAGAGCGCAAGCCGTCATAAACCGTGTTGATCCCCATTGGCAGTGAGTATTGTACGGCTGTGTTCAAGCTGCCATCAGCAAATACTCCGCTAAAGTCTGTCGTGCCACCACCGAAATCGATAGCCAGGATTGATCCTCGGTTAAGTTCCAGGTTTTTTCTGAGCTTACCCTCATCTGTGAGAAGGACATTCATAACCCCGCCTACAGGTTCAAGGAACAGATAGCTATACAAGACTTCCACGCTGATCACCCGATCCTCAACGTGAATTTCGTAATAGTTATCCAGGGAATCTAGTAGGGTATCAATATGGTTGATATTGCCGGGTGGATACGCCAAATAGACACACACCTTGCAGGACGTCTTAATGGCACGTCCTAGCATACTGGCGAGTGCGATTCCATAATAATCCTTGTGGTATTTCGCGGCCCCGGTCTGCGTGATACTCGTGCCGTAGCGCTCTGCCATTGCCCCCGTCGCATAGAACTTGTCATTGATGATCGCGTAATCGTCAGGAAGGGTACTTCCAGACATCTTCAAGGCTTGCCGGTAATGCGCCTCGGTGATTTCGGTCAAGGCATTAGGGATCGCGATCTCAATATCCCCTGCCTTGAGTTTCCAATTGGTGTTTCCTATGTCGGCTATGATTTTCCGTATTTGAGTCATTATCTTGTTTTCTCCTGTTTGGCTCGTTTCTGCTTGCACGCTGTGTAAACATTGTTTTATATAACAACGTTTACACAGTATATAGCTGATCCAAGAAAACACCAAACTAGCTAAGATTTCGGGGCAAGAAAAGAGCCGGGTGATCCGGCTCTAAGAATGAGGGATTACTTTACGACGATAGCACAGCAAGCGGCAAGGGCGAAAAAGGTGATAGCTATCAAAGCGCTGTAGCTCGCCTGCATGTAAACCTGTGCTTCACTGACTTCCGTGTTGGTTAATATCCCTCCTGCCTGGTAATACTGGTAGGTCAGGTATAGCGCAATCACGAGAAAAACAAAACCTAAGAAAAACGATAGCAGACCGACTATGACAGCAGACCAATGAAGTATGACTTGCGCGGGTGACTTGGTAGAATTGGGCATGGTTGAATGTTACCTCCATGCCCAATATCTTACACCTGATTGTGACAGTGGTTTATAAATCGAGTGCCAGCGGAATTGAATCAAGCATATTCTCAACTACCACGCAATCGGAGATTGTTTCTGCTACCTGTGCATAATGATTGGCGTGAACCAGCCATACGTCAAGGCATTCCCAACCGCCACACTCTGAGACTACTTTAACCTGTTTTACCAGGAGGTTTCGCTGTAGCACTTCCTTGATCT